CAACAAATCCAGAAACACACAACCCATAATCAACCATAATCAAGATATCCTCAAAGATATCTCAAACCTGCTCAAACAAACAACCACGAATGAGATGTCAGACAAAGAGGATATTGAGAAAGCGATTGAGGTCATTGATGCGATGATCCAGTTTAAAGAGTTAAGTCAGGGGGATTTAATGGAATACATCGCGAAAAAATATCACTTTGAATTTCCCCTGACGTTTCGTATTAGGAGTCATTACAACAATATTGTAAATGCGCTTCTAAACAAAGATATACTCATTTACAAATTAGATTCGGAAAGATATTTCCTTACCTTCCCAGATGATATCCTCCAAGCCTTAGATAATAATGTATTCAGAACAGGGAGAGAATTGATCCGCCCTACCAAAGAAAAAGCCACAATACTTAAATTATACCTTGACCCGAAATACTTCGAGTTAGAAGAAACGAAGTTCGTGTCAACCCCCGCTTTCCATATTTCATATTCCGATTAATATACAAACCGTTCTCAATCAATGACCAACCCAAAGTTGATCCCAAATCCAATCCAATAACCCTCATAAAAGTATTTAACAATATACCCAAGTAGTAAGAATAATATACTCAAGTAGTAATGATTTGCGATGTTGTATAAATATAATACAACTCAAATTTCAGAGCAAACATGGAAACAGATATTATTGTTACGACGAATGGTTATACGGTTTTGATTGACAAGGACGACAATCGGTTAAAAAAATATAAGTGGTATGGTTGTATTATTACAAAGAGTTTGAAGCATAATCCGAATATTACGAGAACTTATGTGTATGCTCGCAGAACATATAAAGAGAATGGTAAGATAAAGCAGATATATTTGCATAGAGAGATCATGGGATTTCCGCTTGACAAGATTGTAGATCATAAGAACACCAATACTCTTGATTGTCGGAAAACAAATTTGAGAATATGCACACGCGGACAAAATGCAGTCAATAGTTCAAGAGTAAGAGGGAAATCAAAGTACAAAGGTGTGCACTCCTACAATAACCGGTGGCGCGTATCATTAAAACAAAATGGAAAAGTAAGTTATCATGGTACGTTTGATAATGAAGTAGAAGCGGCAATCCAATATGATAAGGTTGCACAACAGTATTGGGGGCAATTTGCGTACAAAAACTTTCCCTGACTGCAATTCGGATCATTTTACAATCAGTTCAACTGAATATCCCTATGCAATATTTTGTGCAGAGAAGAATTCAAAGTTTGAAGACGGATGGTATCCATGGTTTGAACTTGAACGAAATCTGACTAACACAATCGGAGTGAATAAGTTCTCAATGCACAAAAAAGGCGCCGTCCAATGTCTGGTAATCTTTAAAACAGACGAAGGCTTAACATTGGCGAAACTGTTCTTTGGAGAAGCTATTTCACAAGATGGTAAAGATTCACTTCATAATTTGAATCAGAAAGTAAAGGCATTCTATTGACAAGTAATATTGAACCAAATCAATAGATTAATAATATAGAAATTATTAAACAAATTTAATATTACTCAATAGCTATGGACGCAGGCGTATTTGAAACAACCGAACAACTATTGTTGAAAATGTGGTTAGAATAATATTGAAGTTAAAAATTGAGTAAAGTATTATAAATAATATTTGAGAGGTGCTCACTTTTGAATTCAATTCAATTGCTCTCAATTATAGCCCCGGCGGGTATTTTCCCCTTGTTTCTCCCGCCGGGGCGGTTGTCTTAATAAATATTGTGAAATGCCAACCGCAATCACACAAGACAAATTAGACCAAGAATATATCAAGTTAGTTAAAAAAGCTAACTTGTTAGATAAGGTTCAAAACAAGCTGGAAACCCTTGAAAAACAAAACAAAAAGCTTCTTGAAGAAAATCGAGAACTTAAGAAAAGGGTAAAAACGAAAATAGGTTATAAAGTGGTTGAAAGAAAACCCGAATATATAGGTAAACCACTTCAAATGTTGTTAGAAGAGCAGAAAAATAGTGGATCAGGTATGCCAGCAAAACTCGCTCCAGATGAAGTAACTTTAGATCGTATTGCTGATTTTGCGCGCCTACAATGCACCGAAGCTGAGATGGCAGGCGGCCTTTTGGTTTCAATAGATACTTGGCACCAATTTAAAAACAATTACCCAGAAGTTCAAAAGACAATTGATGCAAACAGAGGTCAAGGCAAAATATCTCTGCGAAGAACACAGTATAGATTAGCCGAAACCTCTGCGACAATGGCAATACATTTAGGTAAGGTTGAACTGAATCAGCAAGACAAAACTCAAGTAGATGTTAATGTAAATGTTCTTCAAAAATTGATGAACCTGCCAGAACCTGATGACAACTATATTGATGTAGAATTTGAAAAGATTAAAGAAGAAATTGGGATAATTGAAGATGATTCAAGAAAGTAATTACAGACCTCGTCGTAAACCTTCAGTTTACAATAGAGAAAGAGTTATTCCAAGTCTTTTTGAAGTATTGATCACAAAACCTGATGATATTGAAGAAAAAATTGTTCAAGAACAAGAACAAAGACAATGGTTCAAAGAATTTACCGAATATACTTACGACTTCGCTCTTGTATTTCAATCAAGAAGACTTCTTAAATTTTGCTTTGATGATCTTAATAAAGCCATGTTGTTCAAGTTTAGATTTGACTGATTACTAACAATTATTGTAAAATTTTTAACTAATAGTTGGATAATACTTGTGCCATACCTTGGACAAAAAATCAATAGACCAAAAAGATTAAACCCCGATTGTAATATCTGTAAAGAACCTCTTACAGATAACAATTGGTACAAAGGTATGAAAGAAATTAACGCATATAAATGCAAATTTTGTCATAACGAAAGTGTTAAAATCAAGAAACTCAAACAATTAGAACAATTAGTTCAACCAATATCTGAAACAATAGTTAAACAATCTAACGGATATACTGTTCAACATCTTAAACTTGAACCCATGGAAATACCAGACTGGCTCAAAAGTCGTGTAAGATTAGGATAAATAGTTATATAGATTTTTCCTATAGAACATTTATCAAATGCGTCTATTGGATGTTATCAGAAGGTGTGCAGAAATGACTAACACAATACTACAATGGTTGGAACAACGCTTAACCGAAGCCTCTACATACACTGGTCTCGCGGGGCTTGTAGCCACATACATCTTCCATACAACCCTTAACTCAACAGCGGCAGGGGATATTGGAAGTATTACCGCAGGGGTTCTCAGTGGTGCTCTAATAGCCATTACGACTAAGAATCCGTCGGCTTTGGTTACAAGTGTTGTGGAACAAGTACCGAATGCAGTTGTTGTAGTAAGTGACTTGCAAACGGCTCACGCAGCTCTTGCGAGTGGTGAACCTGAAAAGTATACAGCATATTTGAGTAATGTGAGTGCATACTGATGCGATATCTTGAAGTAGACAATGGAAAGTATCTTTTAGATGTGCTCCAAAAGATGGAAAAGACTTTGAGAAAGATGAGTTAAAGTATTGGAAATCAGAATACTATCCTGTTCAATATATTTGATAAATATTATTGAATGTAAGCCATACGTTCACTTCCAAAATTAGAATAAGAATAAGTCCCCGAAGGTTTAACTACTTTCGGGGCATCTTTTTATCTAAATATTGTATAATCTTCTTCCCTATAGTTGAGTAACAATGTCTGATATTGCCAATACTTCAAGCAACCAATCCGTTGAAACATCTCTGGCGTTATTGGGGGCTAAGATTGATTATAATCAGGCGCAAAATTCACAAAAGTTAGACTCGATGCAACAACTGATGTCAATCAACATGACACATCAATCTGGTCTAATACTCAATCTAACAACTAAAATGGAAGATCACGAAGAGCGTATTTCCACTCTTGAAGGTGAAGAGTCAGAAGATCGGGGGGCGGAAAAGGAAAGAACACATTTGATATCAGCAGGTGTTGGAACTATTTCTGGATTGGCTGTAGCCTTTATTACATACTTCTTCCAACACTTACCTAAGTGATTTCAAGTATTGAACAACTTCTGTTCAGCTAATCTTCTATTCAATAGTGATTGATTACTTTCACCAGATACTTTGTCCCATAATAGAAACTGATCTCTCGCGGACATTATTTCCCCAGCATTCAAGTCCTTCAATAAAGTAGAGTGTTCAAAATTTCCCACCCCGATATTGAATACAAGACTGCACAAAGCATCAAATTGATTTTGTGAGACATTGAACTTCACAAGATGATTCAAAGCATTCACAACATTCTGAATATCTTCTTTCAAGTATTGTTCCGCAACACTTTGTGTAATACTTTGACCAAATAACACCCCTAATGTGTGCCCATAGCCAATTGTCCAAACTCCTTTCACATCCTGATAACTGTCAAGTCGCAGTCCTTCAAAGGATTCAATAAGTTTAATCCCATTGTTTGAAATATTCATTTGGATTTCTCTTCAAGTTTTTTCAATTTTAGTCTTATCTGATACTGCCTATTGTATTCAGCACGCTTCTCTGGAAAACGCTTATTCCAATCTTTAACCATCTCGTAAAACTTCTCTTTATTATTGGCACGCCATTTTTTATTGGCTTTACGAGCATAAGCCAATATTTTGTCGTGGTTTTTAATGTAATTTTCTTTATACATCTCTTTGCTACAGCTACCGTAGCGTTTGCGAGCATAGACGCGATGCTGTTCTTTACGACGCTCTTTTTGTTCTGGAGTCATATTTGCGTATTTCTCACGAGCACGCGTATTGAAACAATCTTTACAAAGACCGCACTTCAATGCTTCATTTGAACATTTCTTACAGATTTTAGTAGCCACTGTGGTTAGACTTTCTTATTCTATTTGATGGTTGATTGGTGTTCATAACATTGGTCAAAAACGCCAAAGGAATAGCGAATGTCAGACAATTGAATACAAGTATATCGTTAGCATAATAAACATTATGCTTTTCAAGAGTTAAATTATATACTTTTGTCGGTTTTACGGTTACTGTTTGAACACTTGTAGCAACAATATCTTGTTTTTCTGTGACGGTTCGCCATAAAGTTTTGTCCACACCCTTCGCATTTTCTTTCATCCGTGAAATAAGTTCTGAAACTGATTTTTTGAAGGCAAGCGGACGAACAATACTTGACCGTATCTTTGTTAAAAGATTCAAATTGTTTATCACAGACAACACAGGTGTGTTTGTGTTTAACTTTATTATCCCACGATTTTTTTCCATGCTCTTTATGCCATGCAAGTCCCTTTGTACTTCTGTGCCATTCAGAAGCTTTAGGTCGCATATCTTCAAGTTGTTTGACCATTTTGTTTCTATACTCATCCCTTGAAAGCCGCTCTCGCATATGCTCTTTTGCGTGTTGAGAACGTTCAACGAGTTCAAGATTTGAGATATCGTTATTTCGCCAATTATGGTCCTTATGATGAATAACATGGTTTTTTGGAATAGGTCCGAAATTGTCAACCCACACGCGCCGATGAAGTAATCTTTCTTCCCCGGTTTTTCTATTGTATGACTGATAATATCTACCAGATGTTTGAACTCCAAACTTGGAACCATTATAGATAACAACTTCCACCATCTTAATTTTCCTTCTGAATATTGTTCCAATATATCTGAATCATTAAGAGATGACAAAGTCTTACTTTTGCCCCAAGTAAATATTTTATGATTTGGTGTTCCTTGAAGTAGAGAGCCATTATTAAAAGTTGCTGTTGATAATTGATCAGTTTCACTACACCATTTTACTGTAACTTTACTTGTTCCAAATGGTGTAATTACTTCATCCCCAACTTCTATATCGGATATTTTACGAAGACCTTCTGGAGTTCTTATAAGAGTATTTTCAACGAAACATGCAGCATCGGACAAATCAGGCGAGTAGCCTAGACGAGCTTTAATTCGATCCTTTTCTTCAATGATCAATTTTTGAGCACTGTTGTAGCGTGTTGCCGATGGTCCCCATTCGGCTGCACAAAGATCACCTTGAAGACTATCATCGTCTGGAATCCAAACTCCGCCTTCCTGCTGAAACCATTCTCGCATTTCGTCATACATTTCTGCACGACGATTTAAGTATAGTTTGTCTCCAGTTGGACCATTTCCCAAAGGACTACTTCCAAAATTTACTTTGTTTATTGCAAAACCAAGTTGTTCAAGTCTATCACAAATACCTGCACCAACACCACCAACATCTATGTTTACAACATCTGGTTGATGCTTGCGTAATAGCATCGCTATCTGATCGGCAGCAAACATTGTGTTGCCACTCGGGTCCATTCTTATGGCAATTTCTCTACCCAATACTCGCCCACAACGATCAATAATACCGATCTTGTCACCAGAGCGTTCTTGCTCACCATCTTTTTGAACAGGATCAGGACCACCTCTGGCGGGGTCAATACCCCAAATCCGTAATCCAACGGGCAAGATAACAGTGTCTGGTTTGCGCGCTCTTGTAACATGAGCAGCAGGTATGAAAGATTTACTTCCACTACTTTGAAATGCTTCACTTATATTTGCTGGAAACTCTTGTTTGAATTTCCAACAAGGTTTGTCATCAGGTTCAGAAACAGATGCAGCCAATACTTGATTACGCTTATAAGCCCAATAGACTTGAGACCATGTAAGACCATTGTCATAAGCATAGTTGTGCCACTCTATTGGACAACTTTCAGCCCAATCCTTTGGACATTCTCTTTCATACTTTGAGTCCCAAAACCACGGTAAGAATATAACTTCAAAATCAGATTTACCACGCAATGCTTGCTGAACCATCCTGTAAAACAAGTTTCCAAGACCGTTTGCAGTAGATTCAAGTATAATTTCAGTGCCGGGTTCATCCGATACTGCTGTTAACGATGCCGCAACATGGTTCGCATCATTTGGCCAGAAACTGACTTCTGAACCATGAAACAATTGAAATGTAGCTGAACGACCAGCTTCTTTTGAACCAGCAGTACCAACAGCATAAGCACATTTGTTGTGAGTAAACTTTAATTCTTTAGAGTTACCTGTATCTAAATCTGGTTTGATACCTTGTTCTTGAAGTTCCCAGAAAGTCCGAGCCATTCCAAACAAGTTATCAGTAGCATCCGCTTCATGAGTTAGAATGAATGCTTTTAGAGACTTTTTTGTTCCCCACAATTTGTGGTAGAATCTCGCTTGAACATAAGTTGAGCCACCCATCTGCCGACCTTTTACAAGCAAAACACGAACTTTACCACCGTTTCTTTTGCGATGTTCTTCAATCTTCTGATGTAAGTATACTTGTGCTCTGTTGAAAACAAAGGGAAGAACATCTCCACTTTTAGTTCTAATCTTCAAAGTTTCCTTGGCGAAATAAGGCAAACTGTTCTGTAGTTTTTGAAGAACTTCTATTTCAGATAATGTTTCAGGCATTTCAATCATATAAATGTTTGAGATATTTATACAATAAAACCTTCTCACAGAAATATTTGCTAAATAGAGTGAAATTGAGAGGATAAGTCTTAAAGACTATGGAATATACAACTGTTCAGCGTCGCTCAATGCCAGAACCTTCGGCTCATATTAATAATGGGTCGGGAAATACTACTGATAGAACACCAAATGACAATCATTGGTCGGAAGCTGACATTCAAAAGTCTCCAAAGACTAAAAAGAAGATTGATGAAACATCTATAAAGATACTTCAATCATTTTTAGATGTTGGTGGTGATATTTCCGATATGCTTGAACCAGATGTTGTAAATGACGTTGGTATAACAGCAGTCAGAGGTTGGCAATATGACAAAGGTTCTATTGCGGATTGGATAAAGATGGCGGAGCGCGGCATCAAGATCGCTGCTCAAGACACTGAAAACAATTCTGCTGCGAATTTCCCGTGGGTAGATGCTTCAAATATTCATTACCCTGTTTTGACATCGGCTGCTCTACAATGGGCGGCAAGAGCCTATGCAGAATTGGTCAAGGGTGATAAGACAGTTGGCGTAAGAGTATTCAATCCACCAACCCGTCAACCATCTCCAGCAGAAGCTGCACAAGCTGCTCCAAAGCCAACTAATCCACAGCAACAACAAATGGCTGCACAAGTTCTCCAAGGCGCGCAGCAGCAAGAATTGATGCAAGGTTTACAAGAACAAGCCAAGAATAGTCGTGGTGAGCGTGTTGCAGACTATTTGAATTGGTTGATATTCTACAAGATGAAGCATTGGGAAAAAGATACCGATCTTCTTCTTCACCAACTTCCAGTTGTTGGTTCAGGTTTTAAGAAAGTTTATATGGGTCATAATGGATTAAAGTCCGATTATGTAAGCCCACTGCATCTTACTGTTCACAATGATACCACAAGTATGGCGGATTGTTCAAGGATCACTCATGATTTTGAGATGACCCCTAACAAGCTTATTGAAAATATGCGTTCTGGAAGATTCCGCGAAGTTGATCTGCCAGATAATTCAGGCGATGATTGGGAAACACCTCGTCAGATTATTGAGCAGTTTTGTTTGATAGATTTAGATGAAGATGGTTTGAAAGAACCTTATCTTGTTACTGTTGATGTTGATACAAGAGAGACTTTAAGAATTGAGCCAGCATATGGCGAAGAAGACATAAAGATTAACCCTAAAACGGGTCAGATTATGCGCATTGAAGCTTGGAATCCATACCCTGATTTCCAATTTTTACCTGATCCAAAAGGTGGATTCTACGCAACTGGTCTGGCTAAACTTCTTGAACCCATTACAGATGCTATTGATGCATCATTTAATCAACTTATGGATGCGGGAACAGCTCAAATTGCTGGTGGCGGATTTATGTCTGCCGGTGTTCGCATCCAAGGGTCTGCACAAGGTGGAACTGCTTGGTTCTCACCGGGAGAATACAAGACAGTTGGTTTAGCTGGTGGATCACTTTCTGACATGATCTATGAGCGTACTTTACCACAACAATCGGGAGTAGCATTAGAAATGTTACAGATGTTGTTGGATGCTGCAAAGGATATTAGCTCTGTAAAAGATGTAATGACAGGCGATGGCAACAATATGGCTGCTGTTGGAACAACTTTGGCGATGCAGAATCAAGCCCTACAAGTATTCAGCAGTATTTACAAAAGAGTATACAGAGGATTCAAAGAAGAGTTCCGCTTAATGTATCTGTGTTTGCAGAAGTTTGCAACAGATCGTGAACGTAAAGAATACTACGAATTGACTGGTGGAATACTTGATGAAGACTTTACCGGAGATGGAACTT